GCAGCTCTTCGACTATATCGATCTGCCCTACACCGACGCGACCAGCCTGAATGCGCTGGAGACGTTCCTCTCCGATGCGTCCGGCCGCTGGTCGGCGGAGACGATGCTGTATGGCCATGTCTTCTCGGCCTATCGCGGCACGTTCAGCACCCGCACCACGTTCGGCACCGGCCGGAACGATCAGCACGCCACCATCCTCGGCTTCTATGACAGCCCGACGCCGGCCTGGCTGGAAGCCTCGGACTGGTGCGCCGCGCATGTCATCCGGCTGCGGGTCAACGCGGCGCAGGGCCTCTCGACGCAGCAGCTCAACCTGCTGCCGCCGCCGATCGCCTCGCAGGACACGCCGGGGGAGCGCAACACCCTGCTGTTTGACGGGATCAGCACCTTCACCGTGGATGCTGCCGGGGTGTGCCGGATCGATCGCTCAATCACTACCTACCAGAGCAATGCGAGCGGGCAGCCGGACAACTCGTATCTGAACACGAACATCATGTTTCAGGCGATGTATGCGGCCCGCTATATTGCGATTCAGATTACGAGCCAGTTCATCGCGCCGGGCAAGATCCTGGTCAGCAACGGGACGCTCATCCCGCCTGGCTCGCCGGCCACCACGCCGAACGCAATGCTCGGCGCCGTGGTTGCGGTGTATTCCTACCTCGCGAGCATCTTCATCGTGCAAAACGTGCAGACCTTTGCACAGAACGCCACGGCGGGCGCGGGCACCAAGGGTCAGGTGCTGATGTATCTGCCGCTCGATTTCAGCGATCAGGTCATCAACGTGGGCCTGCTCATTCAATTCCGGCAGAGCACTTAAAGGGGCTGATTCATGTCTGGCACTCTTGCTCCCAGCACGCCGACCAATCGTCGGCTCGCTGGCATCACCGCCGCGAGCGTCAACGGCACGGCGCTTTCGGTGATTGAGTTCATGTGGGACCCGGCGAACGTCGAGAACACCACAATGAGCAGCCTGTCCGGCGTGGACGGCTACGATCAGAAGCCGGTCGCGCCGTATATCTCGGGCAAGTTCCGCGACACCGGCGCGAACAGTGTCACGTCATTCACCGGGATGAGCAACGCCACCGTCGTGTTCCTGCTTGCGAACGGCAAGCAGATCGTCGGGCATAACCTTTGGTATGTCGGACGGCCCGCTGTGAACGGTGCGGACGCGGGATTCGATTTCCGGTTTGAAGGTGTGGCCGGAACCATCATGGAAATTGCGGGGAAGTCATGACGACAGTTTGGATACCTGTGCCGGAGCCGATTAGCTGGCCGCTGCCGAAACCGCAGATGAGCGGCGGGATGCACTATGCGACGCTGACCGTGGGCGCGCCCACGTCCGAGGACGTGTTGAAGGCGACCGCGATTCACGGCGCGACCGGCCTCGACGTGACCTTGCGCATGGTGGAGTCGGCCTCGGCCGAGCATGTGCCCTATGACGTGCTGAAAGTGCAGCCGCATTGGTTCACCCAGCAGGTGTCCGATTACATTGAGGAGTTCGCGGGCGCGCCAGCCCCGGACCCTTTGGAGAGTTGGCGCGTCGCGCGGCGCAAGGCGCTGCTCGCACAGGCCGCGGCCGAGGCGTTGGAGGCCGAAGCCTTGGCGAAGGCGCAGGCCGCGCTGGCAGCCGCGTCGGTGCCCGCTGCCTGATCGCGCTCGCCCGATCGGGCGAGTTGGAAATTCAGGTCGCGACGGTCGGGCGGTTCTATGGCGACGGCTTTCGCTGGGCGAGCGGCCTGCCGCTCTCGGTGCTGCTGCGCCGGCTGAGTTTGATTCCGAGCATCGTGGAGCGCGAACGTGGCGGGTAAGTCGGCCGGGTTCGCGATCGGCGTCGGCATCAACGATAGCGCGAGCGCGGGCCTCGATGTCATCAACAAGCGCATCGCCGCGCTGACCGCGCCGGCGGAGCGGTTCAACAAGAGCCTGGCGAAATTCGGCGACGTCACCGGGATCAACCGGGCGGCCGAAGGCATGCAGACGCTGGGCGACCGCACGCTCGGCGCGGCGCGGGCGATCGAGCGCCTGGCCGGCCCGATGGCGGGGATCGTCGGCGCCGGCAGCCTGGCAGGCGTCGCCGCTCTGTCGAAGCAATGGGCGACGGCGGGCACCACGATCAGCAAGACCGCCTATCTGCTGAACACGCCGGTCGATCGGCTGAGCGCGTTGCACGGTGCCGCGGTGTTGGCGCACAGCTCGGCCGGCGCGCTGGACAGCAGCATGGCGGGCCTGAACAAGACATTGCACGCGGCGTTCTATAATCAGGACGCCACCGCGCAGATGAATCTAAAGGCGCTGGGGATCGACTGGCGCGACGCACAGGGCAACATCACCAAAACCGAGGACGCGCTCGGCAAGCTGGCCGATAAGGTCGCGACGTACAAGGACCCGGAGGTGCAGGGTCACGCCCTCGATGTCGTCGGCGTGGACCGGGATTTGCTGCCCTTGCTGGCGAAGGGGCAGGCCGGGCTTGACGATTTCGTTAAGCAGGCGCGTGCGACCGGCGGCGTGATGAGTTCCGAGATGGCGGAGAACGCAAAGGAGATGGACACGGCCTGGGGCAAACTCGGGTTGTCGATCGGGGGCGTTACCGACCGCATTGTGAAGGACTGGTCGCCGGCGGCGACGCACGCGATGGACACCGTTTCCGACTGGATCGGCAGGCACCAGGCGCTTGCCGATTCCTATACCAAGATCGGGATCGGCATCATGGCGCTCGGCCTGCTGAAACCGGCTGCCTGGGTCATGCGGCTGCTGGGCCTTGGCTCGCTGACCTCGCCGCCGGCGTTGGTCGCCGGAGCGGTCGCGGGTGCGACCTATCTCGGCTGGAAAGGCGCGGTGCAGACCGGCACGCTGATTGCCGCGGCGGGACGGGCCGGGCTGACCCCTGATCGGATGGACGAGTTCAACAACCCGATCGGCTTCCGCGACGGATCAGGCCGCTACTACTCGAACGACGACGCGGCGCGGATCGCGAACAGCCAGAGCTTCGCCGGCGAGGGTGACTATCCGCCGCCGGTCCCGGCGCCGGCCGGCGGTGGCGGTGGGGGCCTTCTGGGCGGCGGAACGGCACCGAACGGCGTGCCGCGCACCGGCCCGTTGTTCGGTCCGCAGCGGCTGGTCGGTCCGCGCCGCCTCGGGTCGATTCCGGCCGATGTCGAACGGCAGATCAGGCTGCAAGCCCGGTTGCAGGGGTTGGACGAGGAACACATGGTCCGGCTCGCCCGCGCCGAGGGCGGCGGTTATGACCGCGTCTCGGGCGCTGGTGCGATCGGGCCGATGCAGTTGATGTCGGGCACGGCGGCCGGCCTCGGCGTGGACCCGTGGGATTGGCGCCAGAACGTCGAGGGCGGTCTGCGCTACTACAAGCAAAACCTTGAGCGGTTCGGCGGCAACTATGCCGCGGCCGATGCCGCCTACAATGCCGGGCCGAACAGGAAGTCGGTGATGCTGTTCTCCCAGAGCGGGGACGCCTCGGGCTTGCCGAGCGAGACGCAGCAGTACGTCGCCAACATCAACGGGAGCGTGCAGGTGGACGTGCATTTGCATGGCGCGCCGACTGGCACGGTCGCGACCGCCACGGCGACAGGGCACGCAAGCGCCTCGCCGCCGCGCGTCGAGCACAGCATGCCGATGGTCGGCCACGGATGAGCGGGTTCACCACGGGCATCACCGGCTTTGCGCCGCCCACCAGCATCGCGGGCTTCATGGGCCTGCTGCAAACCGCGAGCTTTCGCGGGGTGCCGTTCAAGGTGGTGGCCGCGCAGGCCAAGAAGGGCCGGCGGCAGGCGATCCACGAGTACCCCTATGTCGATGGCGGCTGGCCGGAGGACATGGGCCGTGCGCTGCGGATGTACTCGTTTTCGGGCTACCTGATCGGTGACGCCGCGCCGGTTTTGCAGCTCCTGCTGGACAATGCCGTCGAGACGAAGGGTCCGGGGCTGCTGATCCACCCGACGATCGGCGCGGTGCAGGTGGCTGTCGGATCGGCTTCGACCGCGATCCACAAAGACAAGATGCGGGTGATCGAGTTCGCGTTTCAGTTCATTGAAGCGGGCAGCCCGGTTTTCCCCTCCACCATCATCGCCACGGTCGTTGCCGTGCTGGGGGCGGCCGACACCGCCTTGACCGCCTTGGGCACCGACCTGGGGGACACGGCCATTCCGGCTGCGATGGCGGGGCCGGCCGTCACCGGCGAGGGGCAATCGGTGGTGACCAGCTTCGCCGCGGCGACGATCCTCGGGGGGGCCAATCCAACCGCGATCGTCGGCATGGCCGCGGCGCTGCCGCCGCCCGATTCGAACACCACCTATGGCCGGTATGGCGCCGGTTCGGCCTCGGTCATGCTGCCGGCCGGCACCACGGTTGCGACGCTCCAGGCCCAACTCGCGAATCAGCGTGCCGCGCTGGCCCTGGCGGGCACTGGGGCTGCCGCCGCCGCTGGCGCGTATTCCGCCAGCACCGACATGGCGGACGCTTTGGCGGCGCTGGTTGAGGCAATGCGGGCGGGGATCACCGATCCGGCCGACCAGGTGCAGGTC